AAGACCCCGCGCCCTCCGAAGAGAGACGCGGGGTCGCGAAGGGGAAGAGAAGATCTTTTAGGTCTTGCGCTGTGCGACCTTGACCCAGTCAATCTGCATGCTGGTCGCAGCGGTTGCTTCCATGAGGTGGCAGAAGTAGAACTTCATAGCCGCGTCGTTGGGGAAGTCAGTACCGGCAGCAACGGGGATTTCCTTAGTGCCAGCCTGCTCTGCTCCATTGACATAGAAGCGCAGGATGTTGTCCTTGCTGCTGTACTTCATACCCAGCTTCATGTAGGTCGAAGCAGCGAAGATTTCAAGGTTAGAGTTGACCTCGACAGCAGCGACATCGTTGCACCTGTAGGTGGTGTCAACTGCAGTGCTGTTCTCTTCGGGCTTGTGGAAACCGACACTATTAGCTGTGGAAAGAGCAGAAGCAGCGGTCAGTGGTGCAATAGTTGTAGCAGTTGCATCGCTCAGTCCAACGAACCAGCCATGTCTGTCAGCCGCCGCACTGCTGAACTTCACTCTGGCCTCGAACCACAGGTCACCCTTGCCCCGTGCAATCTGGAACGCGGGCGCACCAAAAAGGGAGTTCGAGTCGTCAGCAGCGTCACCGTCCTGAAGAAGAACAGCAACGCCGTTCTCTTCTGCGCCATAACTAAACGTGCAGCCTGCATCAAGGAAAATGCCGTACCGACCAGCAGCAGCAGTCTGGATACCGCCATCTACAAAGTCTTCGAAGATGTGAATTCCATTGCCCTTTTCCATAAATTCACGGACAGGACAGTCACCCCAAATAATGGGGCTGGGAGACACGCCAGTATCTGTCGCGTCACGATATTCAACGTATGAACTCATTTGTGTGTTCCTTCCTACTTATCAGGAGATGTCAGAACCAGTAGCGAGCAGGAAGTTCGCACGACGGTTGTAACAGATCAGGTTCATGGTCAGGTCAACGTGGCTAAGGAACACGGTGTGCTGGTTAGAAGCCTTGACCGGACCTTCCTCGCGGAGGTATTCACCTGCAAGGAATGCCGGACGGAGCGAAGCCCAGTTGATACCGTAAACCGGATCACCAGTTGCGTTCTCAAGCTGCGGCACCCACATGACGGGGGTACGACGGAAGAGAAGCTGACCATCCTTGGATGCAACGTCGTTGCCGAGGTTCTCGTTCTGCGCTTCAAGGAGCTCTTCGAGAGGGCCAATGACGTTGTAGTTGGTGTAGAAGCCGTAGTTGCCAGCACCACCCATGTAATCGGGGTGGGGTGACGGGGGCTTGAAGTTGGTAAAGGTCGCAGCCTTTCTCCAACGACGAACAAGGTCGTCGGAAGTTACAGAAGTGTAGGTCGAAACCCAGTTCTGCCAGTTACTAAAGTTTGCGGTTGAAAGACCGCCTGCGCCAGTGCCTTCAGAAGTGTAGGCAGGGTCTCCGCCAGCAAAGCCACCGTTAGCCGATCCGGATCCGAAGGTAATCCAGTACGGAATACCGTAAAGACGGTCGGTTTCAGATGCTCCGGGAGCACTCCAGAACCGCTGCTCCATGTGAGTAGCCAGCGAACTCATTGCGTCATGACGGCGAATCTTGACGAGATCAACGATCTGCGCCGGAGTCCGGTTCATTGCAATCTCGCGACGTTCGATCGCGTAGTTCGTAGTCATGTGACGCCACGGTGCCGTTGCAGTCTGCATGACATCGCTTACGTTCACGTTATCGACAGCGTACAGACCCGTGTCCTTGGCTGCTCCACTAGTTCCGGTCTGGACGTTCCACTGGAGGGAATTGCCAGACTGGTAGGAAACCTTTTCCTTCTGAAGAATCATGGGAAGGGCCGTGTGCTCCTGCAAAGAATAGGAGATGTCGGTCCACTTCATTCGTCCCAGATCCTTCTGGGTCGTTGTAATCAGATCAGCAATGTCTGATGCCTGAAGAGAGGCCATAATTTAACTCGTTTCATTCAAACGTGTCGGCTTCAACATCCAACATGCCCTTGTCACGCATCAACGCAGCTACATTTGCAACAGCCCGGTCGCGTCCCTTCTTTGGAAGGTTGCGGTTGTTCGTCGCTCTAGAAATAAACTGCTTTTCTCGTGCTTGGACCTTTTTGGAAAATCTTTGCCGCTCGATTTCATTGATTTTCGAACCAAAAACGCTTTGGAACGCTTTGGCAAACAAATCGTTGTCTTGTGGAACTGCCTTGTTAGCTGCTCGGTAACCAGCCCTAAGCACACTCACTTCATCGAGAAGCCTAGTGCGGTTACGAACATAATCAGAGTGGGGCACAAGGTTTTTGGTTGGACCTTCTCCAAGAATTTCCGGGTATTGCTTTGCAATTACCGAAAGATCTTGCTCTGACTGTGCAGCAATTGCAACACCACCAATGTTGGCAAGTTCACCGCGCATACGGTCAAGCTCACCTTTCAACGCCTTGATTGCCTTTGCAGCAACTGGATCGAAATGATCCTCAGGGTTCATTTCTTCAATCGCAGTAAGCTGCTCTCTTGATTGTTCAACTTCTTGAACAACCGCATCGCTCCTTTGTTCTTCAGCGTCTTCGGCAGTGGCATCGACGGCGCGTTTTTGTAGAGCGGAAACTATGACATCTAGCGCATCGGGGTCACCAATGCGGTTGATTTCTTCTTCACTCAACCCTTGGTTCTTTGCCAGTTCAACCAGTTCGGTTTGCAAACCTTCAGGAACATCAGGGCTCG